ACCTTTGTGCTTAGGTCGCCAGTAATGCTAATGAAGTCGCCCTCGGCAAATTTGCTTAGGTCTGCATCCATCCAGGCAGTCCAGATGCGATGACGCTGCTGACCCTTGAAATCGTAAGACTCCCAGAACTTGATGATTTTGTATTGACCCGAATTGATGTTAGCGATGTCGCCTGAAACGGTAATCTGTGGCATGGTTTTTTCCTATCTAGTGATTTCTTTAATATTACTTAATTGTTAATTACTTTTAACCGGACATCGGTGTCCACCCGTTCGACCATATATGTCCGGTCGATTGACCTTAAATGTCCACCCGTTCGACCATAAATGTCCGGTATTTCGTTGTGAGAAATTGACCCGTCGCAAGTATGTGGGCAGTCCAAAAGAATGAAATAACGGGCAGTTCTACGGTCGGCTCTGTAGCCTCGGCCGTCATGTGCGCGATACTCTAATTCTTCGAGTTCGATTAGGTCTTGAAGTGCGCGCCGAATTTGACGGTCGCTCGTGTTGCAGTAGTTTGCCAGGGTGCTTTGAGATGGCCACGCGCCTAGTTCTGCGTCTTCGCCGTAATGCCAGGCAATAGCCATTAGCACCAATTTGGCGGTGCCTTTGGCTTTGGAATGTTTGAGAACCGCCGAAACTGCTTCTATGCTCATGTGTTGCTTTCTGTGTATGAGATGATTAACCTGCCGTCTTTCGTGGTGACGGTGCCGGTTGCTTGTGTTGCCGGCTAGGGCGGTCGTTTTCTGTGCGGCCGCCCTTTCACCTTATTCGGCTTTGAGGCTTTCTGCCAACTTTGCTATTTCCGAGAGCGTGTCGGGGTCGGCTTTGCCAGCAATGGCGTTCTTGTAAACCGAGCGCAACCCGTTTAGGTCTTTGATTTCGTGCGCGGCTTTAGCGTCGGCCAGCCAGGACTTGCTCATTTCTTCTAGACTCGGGCGCTTCCCTTTTGGACTGAACCCGAGGTCTGCGAGTGCCCTGCCTATGGCGCTGGTGGCACAATTCTCTAGAAACGAGCCCTTGTTGATGTTTGTCGAGCCGATAGTTTCTTGAGCAAAATCAATGGTTGATGCTAGTGGTTCAGCAATGTCGCGCCAAATGCTTGCTTTGACAACAACCTGTTGCTCGTTAATCAGCACTATTTCGGTATGTATCCGCCCGGCTGGGTATTTCTCCCAGAAACGGGTGATGCGGTCGGCCACTGGTTCGTAGTCGCTAATGTTCCATGCCATGTTTTTTCTCCTGTGTTATTTAAACGTGATAAACGGCTTACCGCCGCGTGATTGTAGTGTAATGACTTTTTGCCCGTTAAATGTGCCGTATTTGGCACCATCCATCTTGGCCAGAACAATGCTTTTTAGTTCTTGGAGTTGTTCTTCTGCTTCATCGGCGGTTTCTTTGGCGAGTATTAGTTCGCTGTAAAGATTGCCAAGTTCGTAGTCTTCGTCTTTGATGCCGGGTGAAAGTGCCCGGATAGTTTCATAGGTGCTAGTTGACCCGTCAAAGCCCGGCTCAATACCGTTGGCGACTAGATGCTCAAACTCCGCTACAGACAGTTGAACTGCTTGCATGAGTTCCAGGTCGTATTCGACCTCAAACTCTCTCCAATAGCCTCCTGCGACTGCTACGACTATGCCACGCTGCAACCCCAGCAGATGCAAATACCATTGGACTTGTAATTCGTAAGCGTCGGGCAACCTATCCCACCATTGAGAAGTGTGCTTGATTTCGAGGATGCCCAGTTCGCCGTCGTTCCAGCGAATAATGCCGTCGGGGTTGGCTTTCCATGTTGGGAATGTGTTAGATGCCCAAGTGCCTGTGTCGGTGACCTGCAACCATTGAGCGTTATCTTCAGCCCAAAGTTGACGAATGACGGGTTCAAACGCCGTGCCAAGTTTCATCGCCATAGTAGGTTCGATGTCGTCGTCGATTAGCCCGGACTTCTCAGCCCAAAGGGTGTAATAACTTTTCCAGGGTGACTTGCCCATAATTGCAGCGATGTCACTGCCACCGATAGCGCCTTTACGTTCGTCGTGCCATTCGGGGCTGTTGTTTTCGTAGTAGCCGACTAGCCGAGCGTGGCCGAGCGACTCAATTTCTTCTGTGTTGTGATCCATAGGTTCACGTTACAACAGACTTAGGACTTTTTAGAGTCGTCTTTCTTAGTCTTTGAATTGACCGACTGAATGGCGTCATTCATGGCGCTGTCAAAGTCTTGATCGTTGACTTCGCCTTTGCCGGCGTAGTTGAAACTTAATGCCATTAGCAGACCGAGAATTGCACCAGTAGCACCAAATGCGGCCGAGTCCAGGGCGGTGTAGCCGTAAAGTGAACCAGCACCCATGAAAGCAATACCAGCGCCGAGTGCGAAAGCACTTATTCGCTTGTAACGTTTTGGGATGCGTCGCCATAGTTTCATTTCTTCGCCAGTGCTTTCTTAGCGGCAGGTTTAGCAGCAGGTTTAGCAGCTGCGACTGGCTTAGTGCTGTTGGCGTCGATGTGTGCGTGTAGGTCGACCAGTGAGGCGTATGAGGCAGTTGCAGGGTTAGGCGCGGCACTCAGTCCACAATGCAAGTGTGAACCGGTTGTGGCGGTGCCTGTGTTGCCTACGACACCGATGGCAGTTTCGCCACCGATAACCATTTCGCCGACCTTACGGGATGACTTGGTTTTCATGTGAGCGTAGAGCAAGTGCAGGCCGTCACCTGTTGACTGAATAAGGCAGTGGCCTAGTTGTTCGCTAGTGAAAACTTGCTTCACTCGCCCGGTAGTGATGGCTTTGATGATTTTGCCGTCGTTGCCTGACCAGTCGCTGCCTCGGTGTGGCTGTTTGCGGTAACTAGCAAAGTTTCCTAGTTCGTCGCCACGAGTGCCAGGAAATGGTTCGAAGTATTCGGTCATTGGTTTAGGCTCACAATCACTTGGGCGACCGCGACTATTACGCCGCCGACGACGCCAGAAACGCCGGTCATTTGATAAATCTTTTTCTGCAGATCACGAACGTCTTTTTCTAACTGCCTATAACCGCGCATTTCAGTCTTGACCTCGGCCAAGTCTTTAATGATGGTTATAAGTAGTTCGCGATCTGTAGTGTCTGCCATAGTTTTAGCCTAGCAAGGCCTGCAGCTCATCGGCGGTTAGACCGAGTGCGGCGAGTTTCTCCTGGGCAGATAGTTTCGCCAGTGCAATTGCTTCGGCTTCTGCCTGTCGTGTTGCTTCGGCTTCAGCGTATGCCAACGCATCCGCTTCACGCTGTGCGATTTCCTCGGCGGTTAGAGGCAGGATTTCTTGTTCGCCTGTTTCGCAGTTAACTACGATTTTGGTGGGGGTGTCTGACATTTTGTTCTCCTAGTTGTTAAGCAACGGTTGCGCCGCCGCTGCCCTTAGTGATTGTGTAAAGCGAAGCGGTGCTGTATTGCACAAATAAATAAGTTGGGTCAAAAAGTTTTACTGATGTAACCGCTGCTGTTCCAGTCCATGAACCTGCTGCGATAGTCGCATAAGCCGCAGCGACATTGTTTTCAGTCACAGAATTACTGCTAAATGTTTTAGCAGTCGCAGATGTGTAATTAGGAATGTAGATTTCATTGTTGCTAAATGTGCTTGCTGTTGCAGTATCTCCAACAGCATAGATAAGACCCAAATAGGTGTTAGCAATCGTGCCACTTGTTGCACCTGTGCCATTGCCAGTCAAATATCTAACTGTGTAGTTGCTGGCAGTATCGTTATTGACCTGCATTTGCACAATTCGGCTCCCGCTTGTGCCAGTTCCATATCTTGCATTGAACAAGATAACAAGGTCAGTAGCCGATTGTGGGATGCCTGTAAACTCGATGCTTGCTGCGCCACCAGCACCAACAGTTACGGTGCTTACCAAAGTTCTACTCATAATCAGGCCACGATTCCGTATAAAGCAAACGAGCTGCCACTAGCAAAAGTTCCCGTGCTTGGATAAAGCATAATGCTTGTAACAGCATTTGTTTTAGTCCAAACTGCGGCAATAGCATCAGTTCCACCACCAGCACGGTCGGTGCGCACAGAAAACCCCTTATGCAAAGTATTCGAAGAATAACTAAAAAAATTAAAAATCGCTGAAGATTTTGCACCGCTTACCAAATAAGCGTTCAAAGAGCAACGCGCACCATTAGTATCTGCGTTCGCACCAGCCTGCCCAGCCGAACCATTACCGCTCATCAGCTGCCATTGGTAATAAACAGAAGTATCAGAATTAAAACGCAAATAAAGTTCAGCAGTTGTTGAAGCAGAAGCATCAGCAACCAAAACTAAATCTGTATAAGCCTGTGAAATTGACGAAAACGACACAGACGCGGCTGTTGCTGAAAGAGTCAAGTTAGCAAGTGCCGTATAAGTAGGTGTTGGCATCGTCTAACCCTTCACGCCATACAAAGAAATGCGCGTATTAGTTCTAAACGACCCAACCGCAGAATCAAGTTTAATTGAAGTTATCGCATTAGTGCTTTGCAAAAAGCCGCTGCCTAGAAGAACATAATGCGTTCCCGATGCAGTATCAGTTCGACCAGCCAACCATCTTGCCGTCTTGTTCTTCGTTGTTGAAGTGTAGTCAAGAATGTCACAAACAACCGTAGGCACAACATACGGGTCAGAAGTTCCAACGGTATAACGCATCCAAATCTGTGCTTGGCTTGGTTCATTGTCGCTAGTAAGTGCAGTAGAGGAGCTGTTATGCAATCTATGCGAAGCATAAGTAGATGTAGTCACATTATTAAAAGTCATCTTTGCGGCATTGTTATCAGCAAACATTTGCATACGAAGTTGAAGATGTTTGTAAGTCTGAGGGATAGAGGTCAGGTCAATCGAGGCCGAAGACCCTGTGCCATAAGTTGTGCTAATCCATTCCATAGCCGGAGCGCCAGAAACACCGCCGGCACTTGCAAGAATTCCAAGAGGTAGCAACATTAGCCGAGGTTACCAACTAGCCAATAAACACCCGAAGCAACACACTCAACAGTTACGCCTGCGTATTGTTTAGCAGTCTTTACCAGGCTGTCTGCGCTGTTAAGAGTTACACCGCTTCCAGCTGCAAAAGTAACTTGCCCGGTTCCAAATTGTGCAAAGTCGATGCGCTGACCAACAGTTAGCACGTTGTTGATAGTGATCGTGATTGCGGCGTTAGTTGAACGGATAAGGCTGTAAGCATCCCCGGCCACAATTGTATAGTTGGCGGTCTTGTCGCTGATAGTTTGTGCCGGGCTCGCAATAACCGATACCCAAGCCGAACCGTCGTAACGTTCTAGCGAGTCGGTTGAAGTTAGATGCGTATACATGCCATCAGTTTCGAGGCCAGTCAGGGCAGTCGTGCGAGCTGCAGCATCGGCGAACACCATAATCGTCTGACGCATGAGGTATAGGTCAACCTCGGTTGCATTTAACGGATAGCCGTTCGCAAAGTCTTTAAATGCCATTAGTTAGAATTCCTTCCATAGTTCAAGTGTAGTGACCCAAGTGTCGACGTCTATTGAATGACTTACTTTGGTAATCGTGTAATAGTCGTCTATTAGTAATGGTGCTTTGTCATACTTCACGCCAATTAATTCACCTGGTGCAAAGAAAGCCGCTTCGGTCAGGGTGCCTAAACGATTGACGGCTGGTGTTGATACAAATTGGACTGCTCTTGTTGGCGCTTTAGTGAAAACCTCGTCAGCCCATTTGACAAGTTGGCCGTCTGGGGTTGTGTTGATTGCTACGTCTTTGGCCAAAATGCCTACAAGGTCGATGCTGTCTTGATCCTGTTTGACAACGTATTCTGTGTCGTCGTTCTTATTGCTTACTCGCAAAGAGTTGTAAACGATGTCGCTATCGCTTAAAACTGCAATGTCAGACATGCAAAGGTGATACGGCTCGCCATGATTGTTGCCAACCGTGTAAGTGCCTTCGGGCGCTGTGGTCACAATGTCCGGTCTAGGGATAACAACTACTTGCTCCGTTTCAGGGTCTACCCACATTACCCCAAGTCCAGTTTCCAGCGACTCATTGATAAAAGTGTTGACGATGACATCGAATTCATCGACCGTCGGCATTTTGTGATTAAGAGCAACACTAGCTGCGCTCATTTCAAAACCTGCAAGTTCGACCGCTAAAGTGATTGCTTCTAACGGTGTGACGTGTTCGCCGCCATGAAAACCTGTTGTGTCGTATTCCGAAACGCGAGTGTTCACAATCTTTGTGTGTGCGTCGTATGCCTGAATGATTAGGTTATTCCAACCACTGCCTTCTGGCCCATAAGCAACGTCGATAGATTTTACGTAACCGTTGAAAAGATAGTGATCCACTGCATCGCCAACTGCTCTTACGCGAATACGTGCGCCCGGTCGCATTGACTTATTCACGCTGGGGTCGAAGTCAAAGGTTTGCATAGTGATAGTTGCAGCGCCTGGCTCTGGCTGAAAATAAAGATTGTCACGAATTTCTCCGCCAAGTTCGGTTTCTACGCTTGTAGTCACTGCTTCTAATTCTTGCCAGGTAAATGCTAGGGCTGGGTTGCCGTCAGTCAAAACGTCAGTTCCACCCAATAAAGACTCGCCAAGAATAAACCAGTTGCCAGAAAGAACGTCATCGCTGCCCAATGCTGAAACACCCAGGATAAAAACGTTGCTAACCAAGTCAGGCAGAAACATTTCAACTTTTAAGTTTTGGGCAATGTCAAAATTGGCAATCGTAGTCATTACTTGAGCGCCTGCGCTAGGGTCGTGCCGGTTGCCTTTTGGAACGATTGAACGGTCTTGATGATCGTGCTTGAAGTTACCGGGGTCGTGACGTTTACAGTTACGTTATTGCCGGTTTGTTTGCTGAAGCCCGGCAGTCCGTTATTGCCCGGCGCTACAGTACCGATTGGCGGCGGTGTAGTTGTAGGCGTTGGTTTTTTCTGCGTTGATGGAACGGTGCCTGGCAACGGGGCAGAACCGCCAAGTTGTAGCACCATACCGACTGCAGCTAGACCTGCGAAAATTCTTAGCGTCGTGATCAATGCATTAACGGCTACGTTGGCGGCTGTGGCACCCGTAGCAACTCCACCCATAGCAGTTGCATAAGTTCCTGAAACTGCTGCAGCGATAGCGGCAACGCCGTTATAGAGGGTCGTTGATACGGTGATGGCTTTGGCGGCCACGTTAGCGCCAAGTATGACGACACCGAGGGCAAAGATGGCGTCTTTGTTTTGCAAAGCCCAGCCGACCATCGTAATAAAAACGTCAGTCAACCCAATCACTGCATTAGTCAAATCTGTCAGTTTTTGTTGACCTTCAGGGGTAGATAGCCAAGTTGACAATTTTGTAAGTTCTGGCAATAGTCGCCGACCGACTGCTTCTTGCATTTCGCCAAATAGAACCGTCATGTTCCGATAAGGGTCTAGTTGTGCAGCTGCTTCGGATGTGCCTTTAAACTTTTCACCCAAAAACTTGATTGGGTCGTCTAGATCTTTGACTGATGGCAAAAGTTTGATAAGTGCAGTGTCTGAACCTGCGACGCTCTTAGCCAATGCCAGGGCAACAGTGTCTAGGCTTCGACCAGTTCCGGCTGAAACGTCTAGAGCAATAGCGAGTAATTTGTTCGACTCGGTGAGGTCGGTTGTCGCGTTGTATAAGGTGACGAAAGCCGGGCGCAAATAGTCGTCAGCGATGCCATGTTGGCGACTCATCTTGCCGATTAGTTCTTCGGCTTCAGGTAGAAGGTCTTTTGTCGCCTTAGTCGTGTTCTTTAGAGCAGTGTCTAGGGCAGACATAGAAACGGCATCGTCACGCGCTGCTTTGGCTGCGTCGTTCAGTTCGCGCGCTATCCAAGAGAAAGAAAGACCGACACCGATGGCGGCGAAAGATTTGTGAATAGATCCTGAAATAGCGGCGGCCTTAGCGTTCAAGGTCTTCAATTCGCCTTGTGCGCCAGTAGTCGCTGAAGTTAGTTTCCTAAACTCGCCGAGAATTTCGACGTTGAGGATCAAACTCATCGGTTCGCCTTATCTATCAGTTCGACCAAAGCCCGATACTCTGCGATGGTTAGTTTCTTATACTCACTAGGCTGTATGCCTGATGCGATGCAGAAACTGGCCATCCGTTCAGCTGCTTTGGTTGCTATTCTTTTTTTTCTTCGTCACCATTGAATAAAGCGGTTGCCTGCTTCAAGGTGTATTTGTTCGCTTGCTCGATGGTGAATGTTGGGTCTTGTCGCTTCATAGCAACCCAAACGTAAGCCTTTAGCGCTTTACCGCGAGGTTTGCCATTCTCAAAAAGTGAGTCGATACCTGAGCCTGTTAGGTTCTCAATGGTTTCGATTTCTTCTAGAGTAAGTTCTTCAAAGTTAATCATTCGCCTGTTCCGTTCGTGGTATTCCGTTTTATTAAGTTGTTGATGTTTTCATAATAGCGTTTGAACACTTCATCGCGTGTTATGCCCAACGCTTTAACGAAAAACGGACTTGGCTTTATGTGGCGTTTATACCAGCCCCAGTGAATAGGGTTAGCATACGGAACCTTGCCACTGTTACCTGCTGAAACGCTAATCTTGGCTAATGCTTTACTAACGCGAATAGTGTCACGTAAGGCACCAGTGCGGACTGGCACCAAAGTTCGGGCTTCGCCTGCGACCAGTTCACCGGCTTCTGTGCCGGCTGCCTTGATCTCTGCATCGGGAACGCCAATTTCTTGTAGCGCTCGGATGCTGGCTTTTAGACCTTGAACCTTGATGCCAGCTGCATCGGCCATTTTTAAGCAGTGGTGTCGATGGTAACGCCGTAGTAAATCTTCGACGCTGGGTTGTGAACCGAGTTGTCTACTTCTAGCGCAACCGAGAATTTCACGGTTTCGTTGGTCGATAGAGAAAGCGGTGGCAACTGGTTGAAGACTACGGTGCCGGTGTAGTGAGGGGTGTCAGCGCCTGCGGTTGCGTTGCCATTAGGTGCGATGGTGAAAGCAACCTTAGTGCCGAAGTTAGCCCAAAGCACCTGGTAAAGCGAAGTGTCTTCGCCCGAGGTGATGCCCTCTAGGTTTAGAGTCCACTGTCCGCCGGTGCGGTATTCGCAAAAAGTCTGAACGTCGCCAGGTGCGTCGTCTAGGGTCAGTTCAACCATAGTTGCGTCGCACGCGTAGTCAGTAGTGCCGATTTTGAAGATGATGTTCTGCGCTTTGATGCGCGTTGATGCAGCCATGATTGACCTTTCTAAATTGTGATTTCAAGTTCTAGCGGCACGTTGATCGCTAGATACTCTGCGTTGTTTGTTTGTAGGTTGTAAGGTGCGCCAGTCGGCAACATACGCGCATAGCCTGGCAGTGCGTTCGCCACATTAGCGAGTAGTTCGTCTAGTTTTTCCGTTGACTGCTTGTTCGTGGCCGTAGCTGCGATCAAGACAAGTTCAACGTTTAGAAAATACTCACCGGATAGTGAAGAAACTGCCAGGTATGGGGTGCGAGCGTTCACAATGACGATAGGCGGCACGATGCGCTCTGGCACGTAATCCAGAACCTTTAGGCCGGCTGCTTCTAGGTCGAGTTTTAGTTCGACCTTTGCCAAAGTGATTTCGTTTGTCATACTCCAAAACCTACGTAAGGGATTAGTAGCGGATAAACGGCGTTCATTGGGTCTTTAGCCACTCGGACTGGCGACCCGTCGAACGATGCAAACTGTGCAACACCGTTAGGTGCGCTGCGACGGTGGAAGATTTCCGACGATGCAATTAGCGTCGCCTGGTCAGCAATAGCAGTTGGAACAGTTGTTACTGCGCCAATGTATTTGGTAACCAAAGCCAAGCCAGCGGTGAGGCACTCTTGGGGGAATGTGCTCTCATCGGTGCCAACATAGGCCTGAAATTCTTCCAACGTCACAGACATTTGAACCTACTAAGCGGCGGTTACGTCTAGTTTGACGACTGCAGCCTCGAATGGAACGGTGATTGCTGCGTAGCCGTAAACCGAGATGCTGTCGGTCAGGGTGGTGATGTCGCCGTCGGTTAGGCGAACAGGTGAACCTGCAGACTCTAGAGTCTGAACGGCTGCGCTGTTTGCTAGGTAGACAACACCGGTTGCAAGTGCTGGGTCAACGATTACTGGCAAGCCTAGAACCTGGCCGCGAAGACCCGGAACGTTTGCTGAACCAATGTTGTTTACGCCTGCGCCGTCAACGTTGATCACGGGGCGGCCGTCTGAACCGGCAACAGTCATGATCTTTACGTAAGCGTCAGGTGCAGCAAGGATAAACTCTGGCGATAGACCTGAGTTAGCCTGAATGTAAGCTGCGCCGTTTGCAATGCCCTCGATTAGAGATGCAGCGGTGCCGCCGTCAGCGTCGAAGACCTTACCAGTCCAGGTTAGACCTGCCAACTTAGCAACAACTGCAGCGTTGGTTGCGGTTGCGTAAGCAACAGATAGAGCCGAGAAAGCAGCGTTCAAGAATGGAACAGATGAGCGCTCGATTGTCTGGCGTGAGAATGAGGTGTAACCACCGTAAGTCTTTACGTCAGCCGATACTGCGTCGATTGCGAGGTTACCGAATGATAGCGCCTCGTTCTCTGGTGACTGCTCGCCAACTGCGATGGTGTTTGATGAGATTGCTGCATACTCTACGGTCAGGCCGCTTGATGGCAGCGCTGCACGTGAGAAAGCAGAAACGGTTGGGCGGTTGTTAGCGATCAACTTGTCGACGTAACCGAGGAACCCTGGCAGGGCTACGGTGTCGGCCGAGGTGGTTGCGGTACGTGCTAGCTGCTTGGCGTCTTCGTCGCCTGCGACTAGTGCCTTAGCGAATTCGCCCTGTGAGCGGAATTTCTCTACTGCGGTGGTTGGTGCTGCGACGGTCAAACCAGCCTCAACAACGCGGCGCAATTCTGCAACCTCGTCTAGGGCGGTGCGAACGTCAAGTTCTAGGTTCTCTGACATAGATACTTCACTTTCTTCTTGTTCTGGTTCGGTAGGCTGTTCGGCCTCTCGAACCTCGTTGATGGTTGCGCCCGAATAGGCTGGGAACGCGACAACGCTAACCTCTTTGAGATCAACTAGTTTTCGCGTAATCGTTTGACCCTCGCGCTCTGATTCAACAGGCACGAAGCCAACCGAAAAACGGTTTAGCACTCCGTCGCGCATAAGCGCTAGAGTTTCATCTGCTCGCTGCACTCCAGCGGTCAGTTTGGCAGTGATTTCAAAACCTGCTTCAGTTTCGCGACCTGAAATAACTTTGCCAATGGGTAGATCATCGTGGGCGTGACCGTAAAAGATTTTGACGTCTTCGACCGAGCGGACTGCGCCCGGAACGAAACGTTCTTCGTATGCGCCACCGATGTTCGCGCTCTGGCCGTATGGAACGGCTAGACCGGTGATGGTGCGTTCTTCGACGTCTGCGCGAGCCTCAAACTCGCGAATTTCCATTTCAGACATTTAGACCTTCCTTAGTGCGGACTTCTTCGGTTTCTAGCCAACCGCCGTCAACGCCGACCTTGTAGTAGGCATAACGTTCTGCGATGTCGGCTTTGAATAGGCTCTCGAAGTCAAACTCGACTCGGGTGCCACGTGGTAGGCAGTTGCTGAAAGCGTCGGTAATGGCGTCAGTGTAAGCCATGAGAGTATGACGGTAAAAGACTTGGTTTTCGTCTTGCAGGTTCGTGTAGGTGTCAGTTGAGCCCGGAACAGTTGTTAGTAGTAGTCGGGCTGGGATGCCGAATAGTCTGGCGATGCCCTGCACTGCGTTGTCTTGAATTTCAACGAACAATGCTTCACGTGGTGAAAGTGCGACCTGCTTGTAGTCGAACCCGTTGCCTAGCACTGCGACCTGGCGGTTCTGCTGCTTGTTGTGCCAGTTGGTAGTAATGGCTTCGGCTTGTTCACTGTTAAGCATGGCGTTAGTGGTCAAAATACCGGTAGGCACTCCAGCCGATGAGAACCAGTTAGCTGCGTAGTCGCGCAATTCGATAGCGCTGGCGATGTCTTTGTAGCAGGCTTCGATTGGGCTGATGCCGCGAAGGTTGCCGACCTTGCTGAAGATTTTTAGGTGTTCAATGTTGTCGGTGACGTTTTTACCCTGGTAGTTGTAAACGATTGCTGTGCCTGCTTCGTTGTAGGCGACCGATACGGCGTTAGCCGGCAAGATTGTTAGGTTGTTTACTTTGCCAACGCTGTCGTAAGACTTATACCAGAAAGCGTTGCCGTCGAGTGCCAGGCTAGTGACGGTCTGAAAAAGAAAGTCGCGGCGAGTGTCTAGCAGGCTCGGCTTGTTGATCAGCAAAGGGTTTTCGATTAGCTGCTCAATACCGGTTGCGTAGCGGTAAGTGTTCATTTTCATTTTGCTAATCGGGGTGCCAATGATCTGCACTGCACGATAAACGGCGGTGAGTGATAGGGCTACGTCAGGCGTGACGGCAGTTGCCGCGCGCGACGGAATAGTCGGCTGCACTGCTCTAGTTTCGGTCTTGCCTGTAATGCGCTGCCAAATTGATGCCATGTTCTTACTATAGCAACCTGTGGATAACTCTGTGCAAAACTAAAATACTTGCACTCCGGCGTGTTGCGCTCGGCTAGAAACATACAACGCTATGACTGTGGCCATAAGTGCGTCGATTTCACCGCGCGACTCTTTGCGGCTAATCATCCAAGTTTCGCCGGTGTATTTGGCTACACCGTTACCCATTTGAGCAACCAGCAGCTGATCGTTGTTGTGCTTCACTTGGCCTTGCGAGAACATGGCGTAAACCGATGAGCAAGCGTTAGCCATTTCTTTGCCCCACAGTTGCCAGGTTGGTATGCCTGCCTGCTTGAGTCGTTTTGCCAGGTTGCTAGTTAGGTAGTCGTCAATGGCGATTGCTCTGGCCGAGTGTGTTTGATAAAGCCGGACTAGTTCGTCAAAGATTTGGTTCTCGGTCGGGTTGATAAATGACCGGACTAGTTCAGTTTCGTGTAGTTCACCGTTTGCGTTGGCTACGGCGATTGTGGCACTTTGCCAGTTTTTTGAAATGTCTACGGCGAAGACTGCACCTGGCATAACCGTTACCCCTCGGCCTGCAGCTGCTCGGAATAGGTTGTTCGGCAACCATGCTGCGCTGGTGCCTGTAATGAATTGGTTGAGCGTGTAGCGTCGGACTTCATGCTCTGGCTGGGTGGCGATGTCTGATAACACTCGGTCGATTGGGATACGGCCACACTCGATTGCAGGGTTTGCGGCTTTGATAGCGTCGGGGTCGTCGATACGTGCGTTCGTCGGTGCTTCCCAAATGAAAGCGCCAAAGCGTTCAAGTGCTGGGTCGCCTGCGATTGCTTTCTCGGCCGACTTGTAAAGATCAATGAGAGTCTTGCTGTCTTGGTCGCCGGCCGTGGTAATCATTAGCACGATTGCATCGTCGAGCGCGCTAGTGCCTTTTACGGCGGCAGTCCAAATGCCCTCTTTAGCCAAGTGACCTTCGTCAAGAACGACTCGCTTCAACGGTTTACCTTGTAGCGCTGCTTCTTTTGCCGGGCTTACTTTATAGGTGCCAGTGCCGTCGGCTTTAGCGATGCCTCGGGTTTCCGTCGTGCGCTTGAACCTTTTCTTCAACCAAGCGTTAGCGTCAATGACGTGTTTGACTCGGTTGTAGATAATCGTGGCCTGATCTAGCGACGATGCGATAGAAAGCACGTCGCCACGATGAAAGACTAAGCCGTCGAGATTGAACCCACCACCGACGACGCTCTTGCCATTCTGTCTGCCCATTGAAACGATGCATTGACGATAGCGAAGTTCGCCAGGATACTTTGGATGATTAGTCGGGTAGCGTTCTAGCACGTGACGGAACAACCACTTTTGCCACTCATCCAAGTCGATGGGTTTATCCGTTTCGGGCGTGACCCAGCAAAGGTTCATAAGGTCGATAAGCCGGTCACCGTCAGACTCAAAGTTTTCGGACAGTGGCGGCGTAAATCGGGCAGGCAGTTGCATTAGCGAGTGAGCAGTTCAGCCAACGGGTCATGTTCGGACTTGTCAGCGTTCAAAGATCGTTGCAGTTCCAGGACAGTCTTGCGAAGTTCAGCTGCGGTCGACGTGTTGCCGTTATCGTCAAACGACTCGGCCAACCTGATAGCCAGGCCAGCAATGACCATCTGTTCGAGGTTTAGCGTAAGCGTTTCAAGCCATGCCTTTATTGCGTTGGTAATCATTCGTGGTACCTCTCGGATAATTTGAACCGTATTTAAAAACTTGAGGGAAAGGCGGGGTGTTTTTCGAGTTTTTAGAAAAAACCGGTTTTATTTTCTAGTTTTATTTTTTGTTTATTTTTTTAATTTTATTTTTATTTTTTTGTTTTTTTATTTCATTTGGACGTGCTGTGCTCACCAACGAGGCGATGACCACGGAACCCTGACCATTGCCTTGTCTTGCTTCTGGCTATTACATCTTCGGCAAAGGGTTTGCAGGTTGCTTATGTCGTGGTTGGGTTCGTCACCGTTTGGCGCGACGATGTGGTCTATTGTCCAATCATCCCCACCCACTTCTTTTTGGCATAGGGCACACCTATTTTCTAGGATTGTTTTGGCGTAGGCGCGTGCCTTTTTCCATGCTGTTGTGTTGTGCCAGTCTTTGTTGGTCATGTGTGTTACCCCTCCCCACCCTTTTTTTAGTCGTTGTCGTTGTTGATGTGTTTGAGCATGATGATGCCGAAGGCTATGGCGATGATTGCCCAGGCACCGATGAGGCCGATGATTAGGCCAAAGACTATCCAGCTGATCATCTGTCGCTTGCCCATGCCGCTAGAGCAACTAAGCCAATCCAGCCGATTGGCCAGCCGATTAGCAGGTAGAGCCAGCCGCCGTCTAAAATCCAATCGAAGATAGGTCGGAAGTCAATCATTGTTGCGCCCTTAGCCATTCGATGATCTTAGTTACGCCGAGGCTTTTGCTGATTGTTTTGTTTTCTAACCCGGCTTTGATGAATTTCATTAGTTCGATTTGTGCTTCGAGTTGGCCGCGTCTGTGTGCGCTGTTGGCTACGTCGTCGAAAATGGCTTTTAGTTCGTTGTGGATGGGTGTGCTTTTCATAGTTTTAGTTCTTTCTTGACGTATTCCCAGAATTCTTCGGGGTTCACGTCGGGTTCTGTGTAGTGGGTGAGTTGTCTGTCGAGGCGTTTGTAGATCCGCTGGTAGTGCTTTCGGCAGAGTTGTTTGGTTTTGTAGATTGCTTCGTTGTCGCAACCGATGTGCTTACAGGTCACTGCTGGTCTGCCAGATTAGTGCGCGTCTGCCGGTTGATGTTTTGCCGTATGCGATTGGTTGTATGCGGCCGGCTCGGTAGAGTTCGTTGCGTCGTGATCTGATGCCGCTAGGGCTAGATAGTTTTTCGATGCCTTTGATGTGGCAGTAGGCGTTGAACGCTTCGACTAGCTGCTCGTCGGTCATGCTGACTTGTAGCAGTTTGACGATTAGTTCTTGGGTAGAGGTTAGTTTGTCTTCTTTTACCCTGGCAGCTGCTTCGTGTGAGGTGATTGGGTCGGTAATTCGTGCGTATGCGATGCTCATTTTTCTGTGCTTTCTGTGTTAGTTGAATAGGCCGTATGCGATTGGTGCGACGATGATGATTGCGCCTAGTAGGCACTGAAGTGTTGCTTTCATTTCTTGTCCTTTCGTGGTGACAAGATTTAGTTTGGGGCGTCGCCCAAGATTTGTCAAGTATCGGCGTGTCTACATTTCGTAGATGCTGATCGTGACGCCTGCAGGGTGATAGTCGGCATACATTTTGCGAGCGTTCCATTCGACGATGTATGAGTCGTCTTTGATGATGCCGGCCTGTGTTAGGCAGTCACCTATAGCGCGTTGCAGTTTGTCGACGTCGGGTTTTGTTGTTGGGTGTTTGCGTTTGTTTGTCTTCGGTCTTGGCATCCAAAACGCTACTTCAACCAGCACTGCGTCATCAAAACGCTCTGTGCGGGCTTCTAATGCCCCTACAACGGCTTTACGCCAGTCGGGAAGGTGTTTGTTCGCTTCGACCATTACCGCCCTTCCTGACCTAACGTAGGCGTTTTTAGAGCCTTGAGGCTTTGGGGTGCCCGGTATGAAGATCGTGAACATTAGAACGGCAGTTCGTCGTCTTCGATTGTTGCCTGTGCGGTTGCAGCTGCTTTCGGGCGGTGTGCGTCGATGGTGCAGTTGTTCAGTGAGTGTTCAACAATGTTGCGAGCATCTTCGCCTGGCTTGTTGTAAGTGCTGACCTTTGTGCTTAGGTCGCCAGTAATGCTAATGAAGTCGCCCTCGGCAAATTTGCTTAGGTCTGCATCCATCCAGGCAGTCCAGATGCGATGACGCTGCTGACCCTTGAAATCGTAAGACTCCCAGA